TTTCATCTTGAGAATTTGAAATCAGTTAATGAAGTAATATTCTTTTCAAGTGAACTGGAATTTGAGGAATTGATAAAATCTCTTAAACCTGATATAATTGTTGTCGGATCTGATTGGAAAGAAAAGTCTACTATCAAATCTTATTATGATGGTGAATTAATTTTCTTTGATAGAATGGAAGAATATTCCACTACAAAAACAATTGAAAGAATTTATGAAAGTTTTAGTAACAGGGTATAAGGGATTTATTGGAAGTCATCTTTATAGTCATTTACGATATCTGGGGTTTGTGGTTGATGGAATTGATTTTCCAGATGATATAGGGGATTTTAGGACGGATAAGATATATGATGTAGTAATACATCTTGCTGCATTTGCTGCTCTTAGGGATAGTCTTAAGAATCCTGATAGGTTTTGGGAGAATAATGTAGAGAAGACAAAACGAATATTTTGTTATTGTAGAGATAATGATATTAGACTTCTCTATGCTAGTTCTGCAGGGGTATATGGATGGTGGCAGAATCCTTATGCTATAACCAAGAAGGTAAATGAATCAATGGCACCACCTAACAGCGTGGCAATGAGATTTTTCAATGTATGGGCAGAAGAAAATAGTAGACCTGATATGCTTTATAGGATGCTACAGGAGAATACTGCTGAGTATATTACAGAACATAAGAGAGATTATATTCATGTTAATGATGTGGTTAGTGCAATTTGTCATTTAATTCCTAGCACCTTTATTGGACATATTGATGTTGGAACGGGAGAATCTATTCCTGTAATGGATATAGCAAAAGCAATGGGAAGGGATTTGCCTATTAAGGATGTGGTGGGAGAACCAGACAGTTTATGTGCTGACACAAGAACTTTGTATAATTTGGGATGGTGTCCTACAATAAATATTAAGGATACATTAAGCAATCTATGAATGCTCAGAGACCGGTAGATATGTCCGATGCCTTTATGCGTAAAGGATGGGAATACTGTCGGTATTTGATTACGGATCCTCGCAGCGATGAATACCTGAGAAAGTGTCATGAAAGTTCCAAATTGGCAGCACCACAGCAAGAAGGAGCAGAAGAGGACTCTCAAACCTCAAGCACTCCGCCAGGCTAAAGCAAAGCTACAACACTTTAAGAAGTGTCACATGAAGCGTCCTAATCGGACGCTTTTGTCGTATTATGGGTTCATACCAAACAAAACATATGGCAGTACAGCACGAAGTCAAGTCACAACTAGCGAAGTTGCTTGCTACTGAGGATATTGTAGTAGAGCATAAGCAAGTAGAGTGTGCTCAGTTTAATGTTCGCACTCGCGTATTGATTTTACCTCTTTGGGAAAAGGCGAGTAATGCTGTATATGATATGTTGGTGGGTCATGAGGTAGGACATGCTCTATTCACACCTGATGACGATTGGTGGTTAAAGCATCCCATTCCTCAACAAGTTGTAAACGTAGTGGAGGATGCTAGAATTGAAAAGTTGATGAAGCGTAAATATTTGGGTATTGCGAAAAGTTTTTATAAAGGATATAATGAACTTTATGAACAAGATTACTTTGAATTAGATGGTGAAGATATTACTAGTTTTAATCTTGCTGATAGGGCTAATCTACATTTCAAGATTGGTTCGCTCCTTGATTTATCTTTTTCAACTCCTGAAAAGGAGATTATCGATTTAATTTCAAATGCCGAAACGTTTACTCAAACCTTATCCGCAGCAGAAGCGTTATATACTTTCTGCCAGCAGGAGCAGGAAAGACAGGATAAAGGGGAAGAGGGAGAAGAGAGTGTACAAGGTGATTGGATGGATGACATCACGGACTCTCAAACTACTGGGGATAGCGACTCTAATAGCACTGACGATAATAGTTCTTCCATTCCTGACTCTGATAGCAGTCCTTCTATGGAAGATAGGAGCGATAGTTCTGCTAACGATGATCGGAGGACTGATTCTGATGTTATTGTAGGAACTGCTGATTCACTGCAGAGCAAACTTCAAGATCTTGTTAATACAGATGGGGAAGAGAATGTTTATATAGAGATTCCTAAGATTAATCTAGATACTATACTTGTTACTAATGAAGATGTTCATCAGTATATTGATAATGATTGGGTAGATCAGAATAAAAGATGGAAAGAAAGTGAATTGCCGATGACTATTAGGTTTGATGAAATTGATGATGAGTTTTTAACATTTAAGAAAGATGCACAAAAAGAAGTCAGTTATCTTGTTAAAGAGTTTGAGTGTCGTAAGGCAGCTACGAGTTATGCTCGTGCTTCTACTAGTCGCACTGGGATTCTCTCTACAGAGAAGCTTCATACTTACAGATATAACGAGGATCTCTTTAAGAAGGTAACTACACTTCCTGATGGTAAGAATCATGGATTGGTTTTCATATTGGATTGGTCTGGATCTATGCAATATGTTTTACAGGATACTCTTAAGCAACTTTATAATCTTATGTGGTTCTGTAAGAAAGTGCAGATTCCTTTTGATGTTTATGCTTTTACACAAGAATGGAAGAGAAGAGATAGAGATGAGGGAATAGATTTAAGAGATCAATATAAAAGGGAAGAGGGTGTATTCAAGATTGAAGATGATTTTAGTCTTATGAATATTTTCACTAGTAAGACAAGAAGTAAGGAACTAGAAAAGCAGATGATAAACATGTGGCGTATTGCTCAATGTTTTAGAGTAAGGTCTTTGCATACTTATCCTCAAAGGTTATGTCTTTCAGGAACTCCTCTTAATGAATCTCTTATTTGTCTTCATGATATTCTTCCAAAGTTTCAAAAGGAGAACAACGTTGAGAAAGTTCAGTGTATTGTATTGACGGATGGTGAAGCACATCATCTTCCTTATCATAAAGAAGTGCAACGTAGTTGGGAAAGTGAACCTTTCCTAGGATGCCGTAATATTAATCCTCAAAAGTGTTTTTTACGTGATCGAAAATTAGGTAAGACTTATAAGTTTGGCTATAGATACTGCCAGTTTACTGATACTATTCTTAAAAATTTAAAAGATAATTTTCCTTCTGTTAATTTTATAGGAATTAGAGTTCTTGCTAATCGTGATGCTAAATCTTTTATGAGATTGCATTGTAATGGTTGGGAAGATGAAGATATGATTAAGGATTGGAAGAAGAATAAGAGTTTTACTATTAAGAACTCTGGGTATGATGCTTACTTTGGAATGTCTGCTAATAGTCTTGCAGAAGATACAGAGTTTGAAGTAGATGATGATGCTACCAAAGCACAGATTAAAAGGGCATTTGTTAAGTCTCTTAAGACCAAGAAACTAAATAAGAAAGTTCTTGGAGAGTTCATAGAGTTAGTAGCATGACCAAACCTTATGATGACTCCAACTGGAGAGAAGAGTATAAAGGTTATACTTCTAGCAAGTATGAGTTGGATCTTCTTGAGAATGGTCCTAAGAGTCTTGCTCAGTCATGGATGATGGGTGCATTGCATAATAAATGGAAGAAGATGAAAGGATATAAAGATCCTGAACCACCTGATTGTTCATCATCACTTAAAGAATGGGAGAAGAGTATAAAAAAATATGAAGATTAAATCTGATAGATTATTTGGTGTTCCTTTTTCTCTTTGTAAAATTGATCCTAAATCTTATAATAAAGAAGAACTGATTGATAATCATAAATCTAATTACTTAAAAAATCCTAATCGCAATAAGTGGAGAGAAAATAATCTTAATATTCATCATGCATATCTAGATTGGGATAATCCTGATTTTATAAAACCTGATTATTCTCAACTTATAAAAGTATATGAAGAGGTAATTCCTAAGTGTCTTGAGGAATGTGGATTAGTGGGGGATTATAAGTTTTCTTTTGATATTGTTAACTATAATTGTATGAGTGATGGGGGTTATATGTCTGCTCATCAGCATATACAGCAAGATTTTGTAGGAATACATTATATACAGTTTGATACTGAGAATCATGAACCAACATTATTTTTTAATGAACATCCCTTTGCGAATTATCAAGAAGATATTTTACCACATATGAAAAAGTTGGTTAAACCTAATAGTTTATATACTTCTTGTTTCAGTCAGCAGTG